AGGTTTCAGAATCACAAGCTATGCAACTAGGAACTGATAACTCTAGAATAATGTATTTCCCCTTTAATAAACCTAATCCTATTGAAATGACCGGGTCTATTAAAATGAGTAATGTTAATTTTAACTTATAAAAATAAAATTAAATATTTGAAAATTTTACCATATTTATAACCAAACAATATATTTATGGCAACTATTACTATATGGCCTGGATCCTCTTCTTTTTCAGATACTACTAGCCCAACCCCTTTTGGATTTTATGATACAGATATAGAATTCCAAAATAATGCTGATAAAGTAGCAACTTGGTGTGCTCAAAGATTAGGGTACCCCATAGTTGATATTGAATTACAAGCAGTAAATTTTTATACTGCCTTTGAAGAAGCCATTACTACATATGCTCAATATCTTTATCAATATGAGATTATTGAAAATATGGCTACTTTAGAGGGTAGCACCACAGATAATGATTTAAATAACCAGTATATCCAACCTAATTTAGGTAACCTTATTGCTGTAGCAGAGGGATATGGAACTGAAGCATTAACTGGGGGAAATATAGACTTTAAAACAGGTAGTATAGCAGTTTCTGCTTCACAACAAGTTTATAATTTAGATGAATTATGGACTAATGTTAGTGAATCGGGTAATAATATAGAAGTTAAAAGAATCTATCACTATGCCCCACCTGCTATTGTAAGATATTTTGACCCCTATGCAGGTACAGGTACTGGTATACAATCATTAATGGAAACTTTTGGGTTTGGTAATTATTCACCAGGTGTTAATTTTATGTTAATGCCTACTTATTATGATGCTTTAAAAATTCAAGCAATAGAATTTAATGATCAAATTCGTAAATCAGCTTATAGTTTTGAACTTACTAATAATAATAAGTTAAAATTATTCCCTATACCTAGAAGAAATGAAACTCTATATTTTGATTATGTAGTTAAAAACGATAGAAATAATCCTGTAAGAAACACAGCTACTAATTTAGTTACGGATGTTTCTAATGTTCCTTATACAAATATAACATATGAAGGAATAAATGCCCCAGGACGTAATTGGATTTTTCGCTATACTTTAGCTATTGCTAAAGAAATGCTAGCAAGTACTAGGGGTAAATACACAACAGTACCCATTCCTGGAGCTGAAGTTACTACAAACGCAGGGGACTTACGAGGTGAAGCTACTGCTGAAAAAACAGCACTTATTGATGAACTAAAAGTAATGCTTGAAGAATCCTCACGTGTTAAATATGTAGAAAGAGAAGCCCAAATAGCTCAAAATACTCAAGACACTTTTGCTAAAATACCTTACCCAATTTATATTTACTAATGGTTAAATTAAAAGACATATTAAACGAAGTTATACAATTATATTCTGTAAATGTAGTAATAGTATCAGATAAAGATGCTAATTTTACAGATATATTGGATGGGATGAGAGCTACTAGAAAAGTAACTATTATTAATGCCAATACTTCAGATGAGTTAGAAGCCAAAAACAGGGCTAGAACTGATGGTAAAGAAGTACATACTGCTACTCTAAAATTTGCTGCGGGAAAAAACCCCAAACAAGATTTAGAATTTTTAAAAACCACTATGTTAAGTAGTGATAAAGGAGATCCTGAAATGAGGATTACAGGTTTACGTCATTTAATTTTTAAACCTGAAACTTTAACTAGACTTTAATGCCTTTATTTGGTGGAAATAGAGATATATCATTGTTTAGAACAATGAATAAAGAACTGATTAATGATATTATTCAGACCGAGGTAGGCTTTTATAAATTTGTAATACAAGATTCTGATACAAATGTATATGGTGAATCTGAAAACAAAGTTTATTATGAACCCCTGTTAATTCCTTCTTTAATAACTAGAGATGATCAAACATGGAATGAAACTGAATTTGGACCAGATTCAACTCAACAAATGTCTTTTGCCTTTTTAAGAACTACATTAGTAGAAAAAAACTTAGTACCTGAAATTGGTGACATAGTTTTATATAATAATGATTATTTTGAATTTAATAGTATAGTTGAAAACCAATTTATTTCGGGAAAAAACCCAGACTATTCTATGAATGAAGATACTGATGGTTTTGGGGTTTCACTTTCAATTATTTGCAAAGGTTCTAAATCAAGAGTAGAACAACTTAAAACAGTTCCTTTAAGATCGGGCATTTACCCAACAACTACTAAAGTAGAAACAACAATTGCTAACCCTAGAACCCAATTATATAACTAATGGCTAATAATAGAATTTCAAAAAAACCTAAAGTAGCTAGACAATATGAATTGTCACAAAAAGCTATAGTAGATACTGCCATAGACCAAGGAGGTTCTCCTGATGTACCTGCTATTGCTCTAGGCCCTGATATTCGCCCTAATCAAAATAGGGCAAATATTGTTAGCAAAAATGATGCTAAAACTAATGGGGATTTTCACTTAGGATTAGAACACATAGATGAATCTATATTTTACTATTTTGAAAATATAATAAAACCATCAGTTTTATCTAACGGTGATTTAATTGATGTACCCGTTATTTATGGTTCTGGTGAAAGATGGAAATTAGCACAAAAAGATGGATTTTATAGAGATAAAAATGGTAAAATTCAAACTCCTCTTGTTATGCTTAAAAGAGAAAGCATTGAAAAAAGAAGAGACTTAGGTAATAAATTAGATGCAAATTCCCCTCAATTATATATTACCCACCAAGAAAAATACACACGTTCTAACCCATTTGATAGATTTGCCCTATTAAATAATAGAATACCTAAAAAAGAATTCACAGCTACAGTAGTACCTGACTATGTTAATTTAACATATAATGGTATTATATGGACTGACTACATTTCCCAACTCAATAAAATTATTGAAGCTGTAAATTATGCTTCAGATTCATATTGGGGTGATCCGGAAAAATTTAAATTTATGGCTATGATTGATTCATTTACTAATATAAATGAATTATCTGGGGATGATGGGAGAATAGTTAGAGCTAACTTTAGTTTAAAATTACAAGGATATATTGTTCCTGATAATATTCAGAAAAAATTAAAAGAACAAAATACCAGATACTTTAGTAAAGCACAAATAGTTTTAAACCAAGCCACTACTATAATAGATGAACCTGGTAAAAAAATCCAATCTGTTAGAACAACAGGTGGGGGTGGGGGAAGTTTTACTAAAACCGTTAATAATAATGTAAACACAGGTACCGATGATGATTGGACTGTACAAGATACTACTTTAATTAATACTAGTAATAGAGATGTTAAAATCAATAACGCTTATTTAGAAGTAGATATAGGAAATACTAAAACTGATGATATTTTCTTAGTTAAAAAAAACACAGAAACCCAATTAAAAGTAGATAATGATGGTATTTTATCTTTTAAAGAATTTAATACATTCCCCACAGCAGTAGATGGTGGTATCATTTTTAAAGATAATAATTTCTATTTGGGTTTATAATATGTATATTAGAATAAAATTATTTTAGTTATGGCATCATTTAAAGAATTAAAAAATAGAATATTAGAAAATACACCCGATCCTAAACTCCCTACCTCATTGGAATCTAATCCTAACGTATCATTAGAATCTGATTTTAATACTACAAAAAAATCTCCTATAAAAATTTTTGAATTAGAAGAAGCAAGATATATGTTAAATTTAATTGCAAATAGTGAATTTAAAGGGAGAGATGTTCAAGTTGTTTATAATATTGCAATAAAATTACAAGATATAGTTCAAGAAATTAATAAATAATATAAATGGCAAACTGGAAAAAGGTAATAATATCCGGCTCAAACGCAGAACTCGCCAATATAACAGCTAGTCAATCTGGACTTGGGTCTTCTAGTATTAGTTGTAGTGGTAATTGGTTTGCTAATTTACCTGAAGCTGATAATCAAGAAATACTTGTAGTATATAACCAAACAACAAGAAGATTTGAAAGAAGAAATTTAAATACTTTCCCGGGAGCACCTGGATATAGTGGATAATAAAAATAATATAAATGGCAAACTGGAAAAAAGTAATAGTATCGGGCTCATCTGCAGAACTTAACCACATCACGGCTAGTGGTAATATTAGTGCTAGTGGATTTTTATTTGGTGTTTTGCCTGAAAATACTGGAGAAAACCAAGTAGTAGTATATAATTCAAACACAGGACGATTAGAATTTAAAGTACTAGATTTAGTATCTACTACAGCAGCACCCCCTCTATTTATAGCAGATCTATCAGCATACACTGGTGAAAGTGATGGACAAGAAGAAAATTTCAACTTTAAACTCAGTTATACTACAGGAAGTAATGCTCCTAATTCGGCAGGCCCTGTCCCTTTTACTGTAATAAGTTCTTCAGCAACTTCATCTACTGAATTTATAACATGTGATTCTGGATTTTTTGGGTTAAATGATGAAGTCATAGATGTACAATTAAGCAATACTGCTGAAATTTTTAACCCAGGCAATAGCGCAACCGATTCTACTCCACCTACAGATGTATTAAATGGATTAGTTGTTGGTACAGATAAAATATCAATGTCTATTGATTTGCAAGGTATTAGTGATACAGTTGTTCCTGCATTCCCTGCTGGTTTTGCATCACAAAATTATAAAGCCCAATCTTTTAATGATGGTGGTATAGGAGACTTACTTATTTTTGTAAATACTACTGATGTTAGTTCCCCAACAGCTAAATTTTCATTAACTGGTTCAAATTCTAGCAAAATCGATGGGGTTTTCTTTAATACTATTAAAGTAAATCTTGCTGCTACATCTTCTAATTTAGGTACTGATGGTAGCCCTGATTCCGCTAAACATCATAGATCGGGCTCTGGAAACGCAACTAGTGCAGGAAATGGTGATATAGTAATCCCACCTGATTTACAAAATGATGGATTTAATTTTGCCTATATTATCCACTCAGGCTCTAAAGATGGAACTACCTTTGGACATATAACTAACTTTGTACAATGGTTTTACGATACAGATGGAGCCGGTCAAGCTATAAACGATACAAGTAATGTAGCAACAGGTCCCCATGAATTTGGATTTGATACTGATGTAACTAAATCCCTTTCGGGAGTAAGATTCCTTACACAAGCTGCAGGAACAGGCAAACGATATAGGTTTGCCCAAAGAGTTAATAACCAGTATCGTAATGTATATTCTACTGCTACGAATGCTATTCAAGTGGGAGGAGTTGAAAACTTATCTAATTATAGCATAACCCAAAGTGCTGTAGATAGTGTTGCTTCAATTACTTTTAGTTCAGTTAATGGTACGACCAAATCCTTAGGTGCCTTATCTGATACAACTGCCGCTTCAGCTTCTAGAACAGAAGTAACTTTTAGTGGTGATATAAGTCTTCCTAGTGATACTTTCCACCAACCTTCTGATTTTACATCTACAGCTGCTACTTCTGTTAGTGATCCTGACTTTTTAGAAGGCCTTAGTGATAATGCTGAAATAGGAATAGATAGTACAACATTCCTATCTGTTAATAGTGGCCATAAAAGTAACAAAACCATTACCTATACAGGTAATATTAGTAAACAAAGAGACTTTTTATATGACTCCCAAACAGTTAGAGCTACTGAAAATAATTTTGAAGACTTTAGAGGAGAAGAATTCAGATTACAATCTAAATCTTATGATGGAGTAACTAATCCTTCTTCATCAGCATATTACTGGACTAGTTCTGTTAATATTGTAGATGGTGGAGAAGGACATAATGAAGGTCTCCAACAATACTATACACATTTAATGTATCCTGGTAAACACGCAGGAGATTCATCTACCCCGGGTAATTTTAATACTACTTACGGACCAACGGGACAACCTTCAAACTACAGTAGCGCTGCTGGTACACGAGAATATGTAAGATATTTTAAAGTCCCCCTTGCTAATTCAGGTGGTAAAAACTTTAATATAGAATTTGCGGGTAGTGGATCTATAATTAGTGTAGGAAACACCGCAGAATTTTCTGATGGAAGTGATTCATTTAGAGTATTTGTTAGGAGAACAGGTGGAGGAGGAAGTAGTGGTTTAAATGGTGATTGGGTAGACCAAGCAGCTACCTCTTATGGTTATAGCATGCAAGATAGTGGTGCTGGCCGAAAAATGAGATTGGATGAAGACCCAGATAATCTACTATATAATAACCAAGCTAATTCAGGTCAACCAGACCATCTATTACCTGTAAGTGTAGTAAAAATAGACGACACAGCAGGTAGTGCACTTGCTGAAGATGAAATTATTATGGTTAGAATTTCTTGCCCAGTAAACTGGTGTGGTTATATAAACGCTATAGGTATAACATATAACAGCATAGGTTCAGGGGGTTCAGTAGTACTAGATTCTTTCACAGAAGCACAATTGTAATAAAAACATAAAAAAATAACAACACAATAAAATGGCTGGATTAACAAACTCGATACTAACACAAATTGCCAATAAACGTATTGCTGGTAAGGCAATGGTTAGTGGTAAAAATAATATCCTCCAGGAGGAATTAGGATCATTTGTACAACAAACAAATGCCACTATATTTGCTACAGCATTACCTAATAACCCTGCCAGAACTTTACATTTAATCCAATCCTCTTCAAATACTATAGGTACGGGTGCTGTTATATACACAGAATTTGATTTAATAGAAGTTCCAGGATCTAAATACCAAAATGATAGTGGTACTGATGATAATGCTAATGCTGCCGAAGAAGAAGTATTTGATTTTGACCTTGGTGATACTACTGCTGCGGGTAATACGAATACCTTCCACGCATTACAACTTAAATTACCAGCTAATTTTACCGAAAATAACCCTGGATTTGATACCCATGCAGCTACAGGTACATCATTAGGATCAGATCCATTTACAGGTAGTTTTGCAGCTACGGGTTCAAACGCTTTCCAAATAGTTCCTGAATATGTTTCAACAATAGTTGGTAATAGCAACCCATATAAACCACGTATACTAGATCATAACGATGATGGTGTTAGTGATTTTATTGCAGATAATAATGATATAGCATTTTACCTTGATACTGCTGCGGGTATTTTATTTGTACAAAACCCCGCATATGAGGCTTTAGCTGACGAAACTAATAACCCTAAAAAGGTTAGAGCCTTCTTATATGTTGGTAAATATCAATCAGAAATAGATGGTGGTGATACTGTATCTTTAGCATTCCAAGGTGATGATAGTTCATTTAGTATTGCTAATAATGCTACTGCATCTTTCCAAAGCGGCTCTTCAAACACAATATCTATTACAGCTACAAATACTACTATGAGCTTTGATGTGTCTACTACTTTCAGTAGCTCATTAGTAACTAAAATAGATAACGTTGAAGCTGATATAACTGATGCTACTGCTAGTATTGGTGATTTGGTTACTAGTGGTTCAGGAGGTATATACTTCCGCACAGGTAGTAGCCTTACAGGTTCTTCTATACCTCTTATGTCAACAGCATCTTGGGACGCCTCAGGAACAGGTTTATCAGTTGATTTTAATACTAGTACTAATACATTTACCTATACAATTAATGATACATTAATACTAGCTGATGCTACTGCTAGTATTGCAGCTTTATCTCAAAGTATTATAGATGCTACCTCTAGTATTGCAGATTTAGTTACCGCAAGTAGTTCAATAGCAATTCAAATAAATGATGCTACCTCTAGTATTGCAGATTTAGTTACCGCAAGTAGTTCAATAGCAATTCAAATAAATGATGCCACTGCCAGTATAGCTGAATTAGTTAGTAGTGCTTCAGCAGGTATATACTTCCGTACAGGTAGTAGTCTTACAGGCTCCTCTGTACCCCTCATGTCAACGGCATCTTGGGACGCCTCAGGAACAGGCTTGTCAGTTGATTTTGATAATGCTAATAACACATTTACTTATACAATTGCCCCCAACACAGTAATTGGAGCTGTTGATACAAGTACAGTTGTCAATATCACATCAAGTTATGCTCACTCTGCTAGCAAAGTTAGCGTAGTTGACGTTGAAAACCATGCATCAGCACATGCACTTGTATTTACTAGTGGGGGAGTTGATACAGGTCAAGATGTACAATTAGCTACTGATGCTTCAACATTAGTATATTTCCCTGGTTCTGCTTTGCTTCGTGCCGGAAGTACCGGCGCTACTAACAATATATCTTTAAGCCCATCGGCCATTACTGCTGGTGCGGCTGTATCTACATTTAATTTACTTAATGCCGATACACCTACAATTAATTTTGGTAGTGAAGCACCTACTATTAATGTAGGTACTGGTTCAGGTACAGTATTCTTTAGGGGAACCGCAAGTATTGATGGAGATTTAATAGTAAATGGTACTACTACTACTCTTAATACATCTAATTTATTAGTAGAAGATAGATTTATTTTATTAAATAGTGGTACTCTTGGTAGTGCACCTACAAATGAAGGTGGTCTTATAGTAGAAACTAAAAACGAAAAAGGAACAGCCTTCTATTATGATGGTGAACAAGATCGTTGGTTAATAACTTCAGCAAGTGCCCACCAAGGAGGAGCAACTTCTATAACCGCTGATATTACTGCAGGTACTAATAACGCAGCAGCTGTTGTTACTGTACAATATGATGGTGGTAATCCTTCACATACCCCATTTGTAGCTGAAGGTGCTAGCACCCCAGATTTTGCCTTGGGTCAAATGTATATTAATAATAGTGAAGACGGTCCTTGTGATTCTAATATTTGGATTTATTCATAATAAAAACCTAATAAAAAGAATTAAGCGTCCTAATTGGACGCTTTTTTCTTGTATATGTATATACAACAAATAATATTTAAGTTATGCAATTACAAGTAAGATTAGAACCACAAGAAATCCAATTTGTTGTTCAAGCAGTTGGTAATACCCAAATTTTAGGTAAAGATGCTCATGTAGTTTCTTCATTATTAAAAAAATTTGAAAAAAAACTAGAAGATATAGTAGAAGTTAAACGATAAATATATTTATTAGTAACCTATTATTGGCCCAAAGGGAAGTAGGCAGCAATAGTGCTGTATCTAACCGTAATAGAAACATAAAAAATGCCGAATTGGAAAAAAGTAATCGTATCCGGATCGAATGCGATTTTAAATCATATTACAGCTAGTGGCGAAGTTAGTGCTAGTGGTCATTTATTTGCTTCTTTATCTTTAGATAGTAGTAACTTTAAAACAGTAATGTATGATACCTCTTCTGGTAAATTTTTCTTTACTGGAAGTTATAATGCAGGAGGAGGCAGCAGTGGGGCCGATACAGACTGGAAAGAATTTGATACTCATCTTACATCTAGTAAAGATGTAAAAGTTACCGGTAGTATCTATGCCTCATCTTCACTTAATGCAGGAATTAATGTATATGCGGGTGAATTAGGATTTAATGATGATGAGGGGGGAGTATTTTATTCTAATGAGGTACCCTTAATGTTTCATGGAGAAGATAGTACGATTCCCGGATCCGGTAGAAAAAATTATTTTGTAGGAGCTTCCAACATAAGTGAAAGTATGTTTCAGGGTACTCCTGTAGTTTTAAGAAGTAATAACACTGGTGGGGCTGCAATAGCTAAAAATGTTGCCCCACATCGAGTTTTTGTTTCAAGTTCTTTAAGGTTAGTACCAAATGATACCCATGATTCGATTCTTGAAATAGAAGCAAAAAAACCCACATTTCAAGGAACTATCCTCAGTGCTCAAACAACTTTTCAAAATATAATAGCTCCAGAAAGTGGATCTAATTTCATAAGTGGACTAGCAAGAGCCACAGGATCAATAGGTAATATTAGTACTTATGGGGGAGGTGCTAGTGAATTTACCCTCCTTCCCCCTACAATTGCTACTAATGGCCTAAGTCAAGTAGCTATAGCAAAATTTCCTGTTGCTAGAACTACCAGTTTAAGAGTTAACAGTGTTAGTATACAAATAAGTGCTGATTCAGTCGGGCTTACTAAAAAAGGATTAATTATATTTCCCGGATTTAATTGGACCCCTAATAAAAATACTGCATGGCTTGCCCAAGATACATTAGTAATAGATAGTGGGTATTTATTACTAAATGGTAACGATGCTAATGCTAATGAATGTGGGTATGGTTTTGCAACTGTTGCTTCGATTGGTAATTTTATAACGCTTAATAATAGATATGCTGTTCAAACATCGGCAGAAGGGGATTTATTTGATTCAGACGAAAATTTAAATTTTGGAAACAATGGATCTATACCCTTCACCCCTGTTTCTCCATCTACAGTTGGCGCCAGCAGTCTCTCTTCTTCTCCTTTAGTATTAGTAAAAAATACAACTACTGGTGATCTTAATTTAATATTTTATACCCACGAATTTTATAACCTTCTGAATACTACAACAGCATCACCATGGACTTTTAATTCAAGTAATACAGCTACTAACTTAACATTTACTGTAAATTATGAAAGCGCTAGTTTTTAAAACCTAAAAAAAATTTTTAAAATCTAAAAAATGATAAGGCACGGCAACTTCCCCCCAATAAACCTAAATATCCTTACTGAGACAGGTTCTACAGCTGTAATAATAAATAATACTGCTAGTGTATCTGAATCCTTAGTTCAGGGGGGAATTAATTTTTTTCCTAGCATAGAAACACTTGAAAGTGCTTCTCAATTAGATTTTTCTTATAATACGGCTCCTTTTGAGTTTTATAGACTTACTGATAGAAATGGGGGGGTTACAATTGAAAGCACAGTACTTAATAAACCTGCTACATCAAATGTTAGTATATTATATGCTACATCCTCAGGAACTAACCCACGTATTGGTATTGGTACTAATGACCCTAAACGTATTTTTGATTTTAAAGACATTAAAGATGATAATAGAGGAGGTGAAATATTAATTAGAAGTTCTAGATCAACTAAAGGCGCTGAAGTTGGAGATGAAGCAGGTAGAATTAATTTTACAATTGATAGTTCAAGTTTTAATGATATTGAAACATCCGGATCAGTAGCCCAAATTTTAGCTAAAGTATCTGATGTAAGCCCTGATGGTGTATTTGGGGGTCTTTCCTTACAAGTAGCAGCTTCATCTAAACAACCTTCAGTCGAACGTATATTCATAAGCCCAAGTGAAACACATATTACAGGTAGTGTTGCTCTATCTTCATATATAAGAACAACTGCACAAAATAATGCTTTAGGTAGCCTTAGAGTAGGTAGTTATGGTTCTTCGATTGATTCTGGTGATTTATCTGTTCAAAGTGAAATAGAAGTTTTTGGTAACACTGAAAACGCTCTTAGACTAGTAAATGGAGGTATTACTTTAGCAAGCACAACCGGGAAGGGAAATATAACAGCATCAGGTGATATAAGTGCAAGTGGTAATTTAATTACAACAGATATAACAGCTTCAGGTGATTTATCTATATTAGGTGGAACAATTGATTTAAAAAATGAAGGAAGTGCTTCTAAGATCTTATTTTATTGTGAAAGTAATAATGCACACGCTCAAACTGTACAAGCAGCACCTCACTCAGACGTCGCAAGTAACACTTTAGTGTTACCTTCAACCGGTACTAAATTTGCTACACAAGACGGAACTGAAACATTTACAAATAAAACTTTAACAAGCCCTGATATTAATACCCCTGATATAGATGGAGGAACCATTGATAATACTGTAATTGGTAATTCTACAGCTAATGCTGGTACTTTTACTAGCCTAACAGCCACTAGTATAACATCATCGGGTAATATAAGTGCAAGTGGTAAACTTATAACCTCAGAATTAAGTGCTCCTGGTGATCTTACAATTGATGCTGACGGTGCCGATATTCTTTTAAAAGATGGTGGAACTGAGTTTGGTAGATTTAAAAGAGATACATCTGATTTTGTAATAAAGTCTGCAGAAAATAATAAAGATATTGTATTTAGAGGTCAAGATAACGGGGCAACTATTACAGCTCTAACACTTGATATGTCTGAAGCTGGAAGTGCCACATTTAATAATCATATAACAGCATCAGGTAATATAAGTGCAAGTGGGGATATTACCTCAAATACATTAAGTACAAGTGGGGATATTACCTCAAATACATTCGAAACCATATCAACAACACTAGCTTCTGATTCAGTGACCAACGTAGATACATTCAATAGTTCGTCATATAACGGCGCTATATACGACTATATCTTAAAAGACACCGGAGTCGGTGCCCGCGCAGGCCAATTCATGATAGCGCACGATGGTGGCTCAGTTACGTTCACAGATACATCAACTAAACATTTAACAGATTCAACAATCCCTGAAATTACAGCTGATATTAATGGTGCAGATGTAAGAGTAAGAGTAACAAACGGAAACGGATATACATTTAAATCATTTGTAAAGAAACTTTAATATTTATGTCTGAACCTTTGGACAGTGAAAAAGGAACAACATGGCAAACGAATTTATAGCAAGAAAAGGGCTTATAGCCTTAGAAAACTCCCAAATAACAGGTAGTTTAAACGTATCAGGAACTTTATCTATTCCTGGGTTTACAAATGTATCCGCTTCATTAGCAGCCGCAACCGCAGGTGGGGGAACTATTACAGGTGTAACTGCAGGTAGTGGTTTATCAGGCGGTGGTTCATCAGGTGGTGTAACAGTAAATGTTGATTACGGTAGTGGTACTATCATAACGGATGCTGGAGCTTTTAATACAGGAGGTACTAGCGCAGCTAATGATTTACTATTAGTTCACCATAATGATGATAGCGAAGCTCAAAAAGTAGGAATAACAGCCTTTATGGATGAGTATAAAATAGTAAATAGAACGGGTACACCTGTAGATAATGACTATGCTAAATTCACAGATGCTAATACAATTGAAGGAAGAAGTTTTTCAGAAGTAAAAACAGATTTAAGTTTAGGTAATGTAACAAATGAATCTAAAGCTACAATGTTTACTTCACCTACTTTTACAGGTAATGTAACAGCCTCAGGCGATATAAGTTCAAGTGGTAATATAATAGGAAATAAAATAACATCTTCAGGTGCCGTTAATATAGGAGGTATTTTATCAATCCCTGGATTTAGTAATGTATCCGCTTCATTAGCTGCAGCAGTTGCCGGTGGCGATAATTTAGGCAACCATACAGCTACTCAAGACTTAAATTTAGATAATAATAGTATTAAAAACCTTCTTAATATATCGGCTTCAGGTGGTATAAGTTCAAGTGGTAAGGTAACGTCTGATACATTAGATGTAGATGGTTTTATATCATTAGGAGGAGTTGATAGTATTGTTAATAATAGTGGTACTATAACTTTTGGTAATAATTCAAATGTAACACAAATCAGATCATCAGAAGCCATTTCAATACCCTCTATTACCACTGCTAATATAACGGCATCAAGTAATATAAGTTCAAGTGGTACAGGATCTTTTGCCCATTTAAATCTTCCTGGATTTAATTTTGATTCTGAAGCTTCCACTACTGAGTTAATTGTAGAAGGAAATATCACAGCATCAGGTGATATAAGTTCAAGTGGAACTATAGTTATGTTAACAGCATCTATTGGAGGAGGCATATTTACTTCTGCTTCATTAGCAGGTGGTGGTGGTGGTGGTTCAAGTACATTAGCTGGCCTTTCAGATGTTAATTTTTCAAGTTTAGCTAATAGCGATCTAATTCAATATAATAGTACAGCAGGTGAATGGCAAAACACAAATTTAGGATTAACAGTAACACCTATAATAAGTTTCGCGGATATATCTTTTGTTTCAGGTGAAATAACAATAACAAACTCTGCTTCTTACGATGATCCATCAATATTTTGTCAAATTAAATCTGGAAGCACTGTAGTAGTTCCAAATTCAAGTATGTCTTTTAACGAAGCTACCGGTAAAATAACATATGAGGATGTAGAAACTGAAGCCTCAAGAAGTATTGAACTTAGAGTACAGGATTTTGGGGATTTACAGAGCGAATTAGTAACAGGTAGTTATATGAAAAAAGATACTAATTTTAGATATTGGAGATTAATATATAATGCAGAATCGTCTAATAGCCATACCTATTTAAAAAACTTTAGATTATTTGATGATGTTAATCAATCAGGAAACGCCTATCCGGATAATATGACATCAAATGTTCTCCCATCCCCCTATTCTGCTTCTGGAAATTATAAATATAATTCTACTTATGATTATTTTAAAGCATTTGATAGTAGTACTGCTAGTTCTGGATGGTGGACAATAGGGTCTAATACTAAAGGTAAATTCATAAACATAGATTTTGGTACTGCACAAAATATAAAAAGTGTAAAAATACGATTTAATCAAAGTTATTATGTAGCTACTAACCTTTCAGTAATAGGTAGTAATAATGCAGATTATAGTGATTCAGTAGCTCTTATTGATAGTGCATCTGTTGTCACTACCGAAACCCCAACTTTAGCAATAGTAATAAATTAACATGGAAGAACAATGTAAAGCTAAAATATTAGAATATGCTGATGAAGAAATGCAACGTAATGCTGCATTAACAGGCGAACATAAAGTATATGTAAATACTGTACTTACTTTACTTCGTGATGAATATCATAAACAAGTAGCTGCAGGTGAAACTACATTTACTGTACCCACAGAAATTACTAATTTGTTGAATTCTATAAAACCTTGGTAATAAAATTTATTCATTTACCTAAATGCCAACTATAAACGCAAACAGAGTAGGAAACATTCTTAATTCAAATGCCAACTTTACTACAGCTAGGCAAACAGCAGGTACTGTGGCGGATGGTACTTTTAGCGTTAATGATGCTATATCTTATCAGTTTGACTCATCAAGAGGACAACACCGTATACGACGATCTTATATCCATTTTGATGTAAGTAGTGTTACAGGGGTGGTAAGTAGTTTAACTTTAAATTTAACAGGAAATACTAATACTAGTTCAGATCTTATAGTACTTAAAAGTACAGCTTTTGGGGGAGATGGAGGAACAGCTTTATCAAGTACTGATTATTTTACTAATGTAGATTTTAATACTAAATACTCAGCTGAAGTCACTTCATGGAGCACTGGTACTAATAATATAACTTTAAATTCAACAGCAGAAAGTGATATTCAAAATAATGATGATTTTGTAGTTGTTTTAGTAAATCATAATAATGATTTTTCTAATAGTGCTGCTGCAGCTACAACTTCTCAAAATAGTGGTCTAAATCTTAGTTCTCTATCTAATGCCCAAATAATATTTACTGAAGGCACAGTAGCATCTGATAAAAACATTTTAAGTATTCCTTCTGGTAGGCTTATACTTTCTTCAGGTAAATTTACAATATAAATTTAGGTTTTTTAAAATTAATACATACGTATATGTAAACATATAAAATTAATAGTTATGGCAATTAAAGAATCAAAAACTTCAAAACTTACTACCGAAGAAATAACTGAACTTAATGAACTTCGTATTAAAACAAGTGAACTCACTTTTCAAAGAGGACAATTAGGTATAGCGGAAGATAATATTAAAAGGCAACTTAATCAATTAGCTGAAAGTTTTAACGAATTATATGCAAGTGAAACAGAAATCTCTTCAAAATTATTTAGTAAGTATGGTAAGGGAGAAGTTAATCTAGAAGAAGGAACTATTACTACTACCGAAGAATAATTTTTATAGGGTTCGACCTTCTTTTAGATATTTATTATTGGCTTTCACCTTGTCTATGTTTTGACGAGAGAATCCATATTTATATACAACACAAATAACTAAAAGATAATGGCCGAACAAATAGTATCACCGGGAGTATTTCAAAGAGAAACCGATCAATCGTTCATAACACCTGCTCCAGTAGAAGTAGGTGCCGCAATCGTTGGTCCTACAGCAAAAGGGCCTGTAGAATTTCCAACTGTAGTAACTTCATTTGCAGATTATAAAAATAAATTTGGAACAATTTTTACTTCAGGTTCTGATAATTTAGAATTTTTTACATCAATAGCAGCCCAAAAATATTTTTCTAATGGTGGTAGAAGTTTATTAGTTACTAGAGTAGTTTCAGGATCTGGAAGTGACTGGGATAGAGCCACTAGTACCCATATTTCTGCTTCTGATAAATTATCTACACAACCTTTTTCCTTACAAACTATAGGTGAAGGTACTGTATTTAATAACTCTACAGGATTAACTGATGGAGGTCAACAATTTAAGGATGGATCTTTAGCAACAGGATCTAAAGATAATTTAAGATGGGAAATTAGTGGTATTAATAATACCGCAGGTACTTTTAATTTAAGTATTAGAAGGGGCGATGATAATACTAATAATAAAATTATCTTAGAAACTTTTATAGGATGTAGTTTAGATCCTAAATCTGATAATTATATATCTAAAGTAGTAGGTGATCAATATGCTTCAACCACTACAGAAGAAGGCCAAACATTTGTTAGAATCAATGGTGAATACCCAAATAAATCTAAATTTGTATTTATACAAAGAGTAAACCTATCTACTCCTGATTATTTACAACTAGATGGCACAGTAGGAAATGATGCAGGTGGTACTTCTTATAGTGCTAGCCTTCCTACAGCTACAAGTGGTGCATTCCAGGGGGCTACTGGTACTAATCTCCCAACGTATGCGGGAGGTTTAAAAACTTTTGATGGAATTACTGATACTAATTCACAAGGACTTGTAGGATCTGACTATACAACTGCTTTAAATATCCTTAAAAACAAAGACGAGTATAGGTTTGCTACTCTTACTATTCCGGGTATGTACCAAGCAGGAACATCTCATGCAACAGCAGTAGCAAGTGCTATTGAATTATGCGAAGGAAGAGGAGACGCTTTCCTTATAACTGACCTAGTAAAATACAATGCTTCTTTATCTACTGTAACTTCGGAAGCAGCTGAATTAAATACTAACTTCGCAGGTACTTATTGGCCCTGGGTTTCAGTCCCTTCAACTGAATTAGGTAAAAATGTATGGTGTCCTGCATCTGTAGTAATGCAGGGTGTATATGCTGCTAATGATAGAATAGCAGCACCATGGTTTGCCCCCGCGGGTTTAAATAGAGGTGGATTACCCGTAGTAAGAACCGAATATAAGTTAACACAAGCTTTAAGAGATACACTTTATGATAATAAAGTAAACCCAATTGCAACCTTCCCAAGAGTAGGTCCTGTTGCCTATGGTCAGAAAACACTACAAAAGAAAGCAAGTGCACTTGATCGTATTAATGTAAGAAGATTATTAATCTCTCTAAAGAACTTTATTGGAGATACTTCTAAAAACTTAGTATTTGAACAAAATACAACTGTTACTAGAAATAAATTCTTAAATGCTGTTAACCCATTCTTAGAATCAGTACAACAAAGACAAGGTTTATTTGCCTTTAGAGTCGTAATGGATGAAACAAACAATACAGCCGAAGCTATTGATAGAAATCAGTTAGTAGGACAGATATTTATTCAACCAACTAAAACAGCTGAATTTATAATCTTAGATTATACAATCCAACCAACAGGTGCAACATTTAACGACTAAAAACTTAGGTTTAACATATTTATAACAAAACAACACAACAATGGCAATATTAAGTTCAGCAGATATGTTCTACACAGCTTACGAACCTAAGCTGCAAAATAGATTTATATTCTATATAGACGGTATTCCTGCTTATCTCATTAAATCAGCAGATAAACCCAAATATACCGCAGAAGAAGTGGTTCTTGACCACATTAACGTGAAAAGAAAAGTTAAAGGTAAATCCGATTGGAGTACCATTAACTGTACACTATATGATCCTGTAACTCCTTCAGGTGCACAAGCAGTAATGGAGTGGGTTCGTCTACATCACGAATCTGTAACAGGTAGAGATGGTTACTCTGACTTCTATAAAAAAGATGTTAGATTTAACACATTAGGCCCTGTTGGTGACGTTGTTGAAGAATGGATTTGTAAAGGTGCTTACGTTACGAATGCTGAATTTGGGTCGGGTGATTGGACTTCATCTACCCCAATGGAAATCAGCTTAACCATTGCCATGGATTATGCAATCTTGAATTACTAAGATTCTTAACATAAATAAATTAAGAGGTGCGCAAGCACCTCTTTTTTTTACATATGTATATGCAAACATAT